AAGATCAAAACTCCCCATCAAATCAAGTTAATGGAAAGCTTTTTGACGGTTACCGTGGAACGTTCCGAGTTGGCAGAATTGAAACGTACGAAGACAGCAATACTTCGACGGGAATGCTGGAGTTTTTACAACACGGCCCAGAGAGTTCACCTATTAGTATGCGCCCCCCCAAATCTCATGGCTTTATGATTGAAGGTGATAATAAACCGTTTATTGGAATGGGTAATCATGACATTCCGGCTCATTATTATGGTTTAGCGGAATCCATCTCGAAGCGACCATCACAAAGTGTCATTTTTGATGTAGCTGGCTGGGCTGGCGGTTCTGGAATCGGTGATAATTATGATTGGGGCCGTGATAAGTAGGCTAGAGGATGTAAGCAAGGTTCTCTGCTTTTGGAGGTTGAGCCTTTGCAGCGAGGACGGGCGGGATATTCATGTCATAAAAGCGGTGGAGACATGAACTCGGTAGGAACAGTAGCAATACCAGTAATAACCACTGTTGCGCCAACAAAAGACATGTTAACAGGTCAATCGTTCTTCCATACTACACTGAAAAAGCCACTTTGGTGGGCTGGCAGTGGTTGGGTGGATGCATTAGGTCAATCAGTTTCTATCTAAGGAGAAAATAATATGGCTATCCAAATGGATGTAAACTTTCGCGGTATCCCATTGAACTCTGCTTATATCAAAATCGGTTTCCTATCTGTGGACAATAATTTGAAAACGGCAGAGGGAACATTGACACTTCACTCAAATAAAGGCGAGGCTGCATTGCCGTTTGATGATTATCCAATGTTCGCAAATATTAAAATAGAGGAAGGTATAGACGTTCGTCAGCAAGTTTATGATGAGCTTATGTCAAAGCCCGAATTCGCCAACGCAATTCGAGTTAATTGAATAAAAAAATCAATAATGCCCCGCCTAGTGCGGGGTTTTTTATTACCCGACGAATAGGAAATAGCTATGACGCAATTTCTCCATGGTGTGGAGGTCATCGAGATTGATGACGGTTCACGCCCGATTCAAACCGTAAAATCAGCCGTCATTGGTTTGGTTGGTACGGCACCAGGAGCTGCCGCTGCAGTTGCAGCTACGCTCACGCTTGGCAGTGTCATTCTGAATGATGGCATGGTGTTCACTGCTAAGAATGCAGGCACCGAAGGTAATGCAATCAGCATTGAAATCGTAGACCCGGCTGCAGCAGATTCTGCGCTTGCCGTTGAAGTTGACGGCAGCAAAGTTAAGGTCACGCTGGCCACCGATTCCAGCAAAGTGATCACTTCGACTGCAGTCGAAATTAAAGCCGCAATTGAAGCCGATGCTGATGCTACTGCTTTGGTGGGTGTTGCCGTACTTGGTGATGGTAGCGGTGATGTGGCTTCAGCCCCTCGCACTTATCTCACTGGCGGTGAGAATGAGCCTTTCCCTCTGTATAAGCCGGTTGCGGTTGCAGGTAGTCGTAAACGTGCTGAAGGCTTGGGTGTTGGCGGTACGTTACCTGCTGCGATTGATGACATCTTTGATCAAACAGGTGCCTTGGTGATTGTGGTTCGCGCCGAAGAAGGTGCGGATGATGCCACTACCCAGGCAAATGTCATCAAGGCTATGCAAGGCTGGCTTGATAGCCAAACCGAAACCGGATACACCCCGCGTATCTTGGTTGCTCCAGAGTTTAGCCAGGTGGATGCCGTATCGAGTGATGGTGAAGCGAAAGCCAAACGCCTCCGCGCCATCTTCTACTCAGATTGTGAACGTGTTGCCAGCTATACCGACGCCATTAAGCGTGCTCGTCAGTTCGGTGAGCGTGTTGAAGTTACGTGACCGTGGGTGCGAGTGTTTGACACGGAGCAGGCCAAAGAAATTGATCGTCCTTACTCAGCTCGTGCTGCAGGTTTGCGTGCGCGTATCGATGCAGAGAAAGGTTTCTGGTGGTCGAAGTCGAACCAGCAAGTTTATGGCATCGTTGGTACTTCTCAGCCAGTAGATTGGTCACTGGGTGACCCGAATACCACGGCTAACATGCTTAACGAAAACAAGGTGAGCACCATCATTCGTGAGGGTGGTTTCCGCCACTGGGGTAACCGCACTTGCAGCGTGGATCCTAAGTGGACGTTCGAGCAGACCCGTCGAACAGCAGACATCATCAATGACAGCGTGCAGCGCTCTCATATGTGGGCCGTAGACCGCAATATCACCAAGACCTACGTCGATGACGTGATTGCTGGGGTGAATGCCTACCTACGTGAATTAAAGGCGTTAGGAGCGATTCTAGGCGGTGAATGTTGGGCTGACAAAGAGCTGAACACGCCAGAAACCATTCAAAAAGGTTTGGTGTACTTTGATTTCGACTTCTGTCCACCGTATCCGGCTGAGCACATCGTGTTCCGCTCTCGTTTGAACAATGATTATCTTGAAGAGGTATTTGGCTAATGGCAGGTGACAATTTACTTAGCCGCTGGGCTATTTGGGTGGATGGTATCGGCAAAGCTGGCAATGCCAAAGAGTACACGCCGCCAGTTCTTGAGGTGCTGACCTCTGACTTCCAAGCGGGTGACATGGATATGCCTATCCCAGTGGATGAAGGCATGGCTGGTATGGAAGCGAGTTTTGCACTGTTTGGTGTAGATGTGACGGTATTGCCGTTGTTTGGTTTGCGTCAAGGCACCCGAACGGCGGTATCGGTTCGCTCTACTTACACCGACCTAACAGGTGGCAGTTATGACCTGGTTGAAGAATTGGGTGGCATGATCACCAAGATTGAGCGTGATACTCAGGACACAGGAAGCCAGCGTGATAAGGCCATGAAAGTAACCATGAAGCTGGACTATTACAAAGTGGTTCGTGCTGGCGTGGTTCTTATTGAAGTGGACCCGGTTAACCACGTTCGTAAATTGGGTGGCATCGATGTCCTTGAGGGCATCCGAGCTATTCTACAGCTTTCTTAATTCTCTGCGACCGTGGTCGCATTCGTATTTATGGCCGCTAATGCGGCCTTTTTTATTGGATTGAAGTTATGACATACCCAGTAGCAAAAACAGAAGTGAAACTTGCCTACCCAGTAGAGTTAGGTGGTCAGAAAATTGAAGTTCTTAACCTCCGCCGTCCTAAAGTTCGTGATCAGCTGATCGCGGATAAACAGAACAAAAATGATGCCGACAAAGAAGTGCATCTAATGTCGCTTTTAGCGGAAGTTGAACCTGCCGTTATTCAAGAGCTGGATATGGAAGATTACACGGAGGTGCAAAAAGTCATCGTGGGTTTTCGCAAGAAGAACTCAAAGAGCGAGACATCCAACGAGGGTTAATCGTGTTGGCCAGCCACACAGGCTGGTCACTCTCTGAGTTGTTGGATTTGCCTATGAGCACTTTCACAGAGTTCATTGAACTGCTGCCGAAGAAGGAAAAGTCTGATGGTAAGTCAAAATCTTAAAACGGTGGTCACCTTAGGTGGCACCGTTGATGGCAGCTTTGGAAAAATCGGCTCTGCATTCAATGAGTCAATGGGAAAGGCAACCAAGACTGTCAAAGAGCTCGAGCGTGAGCAAAGTAAGCTCACAAAAGAGATCAAAAAATCTAAGTTAGCAGGGGCTGATGTTAGCTTATTAACCCGGCGTTATAAGCAGCTTGGTGATGAGTTGGATGAAGCCCGAGAAAAGGCAGAGGCTTTTGAAGAAACATCTGGCTTAGGTAAGCGTTTAGGTGGAATTGCAAAGGCAGGTGCTGCTGCAGTTGGCGGTATTTGGGCGACTACCACCGCCATCACTGGCTTAATGACAGTAACCAATGAAAACACCGCCACCATGGTTGGCATGGCCAAAGCTTATGATATGAGCATTGAGCGTTTCAATGCCTGGAGCGGCGTGGCTCAGCAGGTTGGGCTTGATGGTGAACACATTGGTGACATGATTGAAGAACTCAGTAATAAATTTGGTGAGTTCAAAGCCTTGGGTGAGCAATCATCCGTTGCTGATGTATTTGGTGCTCTTGGCATCAATGAGTCAATGATGGAGGGCATGGCTGCTGCCGATCAGTTTGAGTTCATCATGAAACGCCTTGAGGGCGTAACAGATAAGCAGCAAGCCGCTTCATTGGCTGACATGCTTTTTGGTGGTGAAGGCAACAAAGTTACAACTTATATCCGCAATACGGGCAAAAGCCTGAACGAACTGCTGGACGAGCAACGCCAATTCAACATGCTGACCGAGGAAGGTGCGAATGGTGCGGTAGCTTATGGGCAGTCATTCAAAAACCTGAAAACGACCATCAGTTCAGCTTGGCAAGAGATTGCAGGCATTGTTGGCGGTGAGATGGCTGGGGATATTCAGAACCTTGGTCAATCGGTTAGTAAGTACGTTCGAGAAAACAAAGAAGAAGTGGTCAGCACTTTAAAAGGGTTGGTTTATGGTGCTAAGGATTTTGCGGTCGCTATTTGGAACGTTGGTTCTATGGTCAACACCGTTGTTCAGTTGTTTGGCGGTTGGAAGGTTGTATTAGCGACTTTGCTTACCGTTAAATTAGCCACAGGCTTAGTCAGCATGGTTGCGACTGGCTATCAGGCGGTGAAAGCCCTTGGAGCTATGAAGGTGGGTATGGCTGCTTTTAATGCGGTTATGGCTGCGAACCCGATTGGTTTAGCAGTGGCCGCTGTTAGTGCTCTTATCTTCGCAGGTATCCAGCTTTATCAAAACTGGGATGCGGTTACGGCTTGGTTTAGCGAAAAGCTGACTTGGTTTAAAACTGAATTTCCAGCCACGTTCAATGTCATTAAGACGCTGTTTGATTGGTCTCCTTTGGGGCTGATTATTAACAACTGGGAGCCGCTTACCGGGTTCTTTTCTGATCTTTGGAGTGGCATTACAGGCATCTTCGATGCTGGTCTAGCCAAGATTTCAGGCATTTGGGATACCGTTAGCGGATGGATGGATTCTTTGAAGTTCTGGGATAGCGATTCCCCGGCACCGCAAGTTAAATCTTATCACCAGATTCAGCAGGAAGCCTCGCAAGGTCGAACTGTTGCCGCAATTAATGGTTCATACCCTGCCAGCAAAGGTAATACGGTTCACCAGAGCGTTGGTGAAATCAAAGTTTATGCTGCACCAGGTCAATCCCCTGCAGAAGTCGCTCAGGCTGTTCATTCTCAGCTTGGCGGTTATCAAGATAGTGCGCTCTATGATCTACCGGAGGCGGGCTAATGGCTCAAGTTATGCTGTCCCTTGGCGGTTTCAAATTTAATATTGATTCCGCCGCTTACAATGAACTGGTCAGAACGTGGCAGTGGCGCTGGAATTCACAGTCACGGATTGGTCAGTCTGATCTTCTTCAGTACACAGGCAAAGCGCCCGTAAAGATTTCTCTTAACGGGCAAATTGCGACCACGTTTCGAGATGTCGGTACCCATCAAATTGAAAAGCTGGCGGATATGGGGAATGAATACAAGCCCCAATTGCTCGTTAGCGGTCTTGGTGATGTGATGGGGTATTGGGTTATGACTGATTTGAGTGAAACCAATACCAAATTTATCAAAGGTGGCCTGCCAAGACGTCAGTCTTTTACTTTGGAGTTATCATTTTATGGCGACGACTTACAGAACCCGTGAGGGCGATATGATTGATGCTATTTGTTGGCGTCACTACGGTAGAGAAAGTGCCGTTACGGAAGTTTTAAAAGCCAATCCTGGTTTAGCTGATCGTGGCGCCGTTCTTCCAAGTGGTATTCAAATAACATTGCCGGACTTGCCGACACCAGTTGCTAAGGAGTCAGCCAGCTTATGGGATTAGATTACCGTCCAGATTTTTCCCTCTCAGCAGATGGCAAAGACATCACGGCTGTTATTCAGCGAAACCTGATCAGTTTAACCTTAACGGATAATGCAGGCAGTGAATCTGATCGCTTAGCCATTACCGTCAGTTTACCTGATTCCGTGGCAACGCCGAAGAAAGGCGCTGTTCTGCGCCATGGCTTGGGGTTTAATGGTGAATTGATTGATAAAGGGCAGTACGTTGTTGATGAGGTAACTTCCAGTGGTCCCCCAAGGCGAGTGCAGATTGTGGCTAACGCTGCGCCCATGGATAACCGCAAGCAATCAGGAAGCCTGCAGACTCAGAAAACCCGAAGTTTTGATGATGTCACTCTGGGTGATTTAGTTAAAACCGTGGCATCTGAGCATGGACTGGTACCGAGAGTTAACAGTGAACTGGATAGCATTCAGATTACTCACGTTGATCAGGTTGGCGAAAGTGACATGAACCTGTTAACACGGCTGGCTAAGCGTTACGGCGCTGTCAGCAAGCCAGCTAATGGTTACTGGCTCTTTTTAAAAGAGGGTGAGGGCAAATCAGCATCAGGCAAGACACTTAAAAACATCACCATTCAACCGCATCAGGTGACAACATGGCAATGCCGTTTTAGTAGTCGCAATGATGTGCGTCGAGTTGTGGCCACATACCATGATTTAGAGACTGGAGACATTAAGGAAGTGTCAACAGGGACAGGTGAACCTGAATTTCGCATTGTCTTCAAGTATCCGAATTATGAGGAAGCTAAAGCTGCAGTGATGGCCCGAGCCAAAAGCGTTAAAGCGGGGAGCGATACATTGGATATTACGATGCCAGCTCGTTCGTCATTGATGGCATTGGTGGCTGAAGGTCATCT